ATGTCAGACAGTGTAACAGTTGGTATCGATGTATCAAAACTCACTCTTGATGTTCATGTGTCTCCTGCACAGCTTCATCAGACTGTATCAAACAACGAGTCAGGCTTTGCTGAGCTGAAAACGTTGCTTTCCATGCAGCAGGTTTCTCTTGTTCTGCTCGAATCCACGGGCGGTTATGAAGATGCTGTTGTCTGTTTCCTGCAGTCTCTTGGCTATGACGTTTCTGTCATTAATCCGCGTCAGGCTCGTGATTTTGCCCGTTCCATGGGGCGTCTGGCTAAAACCGACAGAATTGATGCTGAGCTGCTTGCGCAGCTTGCTTCTGTTATTCATGCCCGACCTGACCGTGAGCGTTTTGTCAAAAAAATTACTGATGACAGACGTCGCAAACTGGCCTGTATGGTGGCCCGTCGCCGCCAGGTTGTGAATATGATTTCCACTGAGCAGCAGCGTAAATCTGCCGCCAGTAACTATTCCACTGACAGTATTAATAAAGTTTTATCTTTCCTGCGTTCTGAGTTGAAAAGTATTGATGCAGATATTTCACTGCATGTCCGCTCACATTTTGCAGATATATCCGGTCTTCTTGCCTCATTTAAGGGGATTGGTCCCGCCACAATTGGCGTGCTGCTGGGTGAAGTTCCTGAACTGGGCAGACTGAACCGCCGTCAGATTAGTGCCCTGATTGGTTTGGCTCCGTTTAACAGGGACTCCGGATTTATGCGCGGTCGCCGTACTGTATGGGGCGGTCGTGCAATGGTCAGGAATGCGCTTTATATGCCGACACTTTCTGCCGTGCGTTTTAACCCGGCTATCCGGGTGTTTTATATGCGACTGATTTCTCAGGGTAAGCCCAGAAAACTGGCTCAGGTTGCTGCCATGCGTAAATTACTCTGCATCATTAATGCCATGCTTTCATCAGGGACAATGTTTAACCCTGCCCTGCATCCCGGTCCGGGGGCTTAATCATGAAAACGGAATCAGCCATCCTTACAGCGTATAACGCCATCGACGCGGCATCCGTTGCCCTTGGTCGTCCCTGCCTGACGCTGCCCGAACGCGAGCATTTTCGGACTGAGCGCGATGTTGCCACCCGCAACCTTGCCACGCTTTCCCGCCAGTATCGTGATGAGGTCGGGACCTTATCTGCACAGCTCGCATTGCCACGTAACACGCAGGTTGACCGTGTGATTTACGGAATTAACTGCACGGATTTATCTCTCGCTGACAGGGGCAGGGCTGCCGGACTGGTATCACAGTTTGGCTCGTTTTCGTTCACCGTGGCGCATGCTTTCTGCCGTCTGGTTTACCAGCTCGGTGTGAAAAATGCGCTGATGGCGCTTGAGTCCGCGCACCGTTTTGCTTTCTTCAATCAGGACGGAGACCCTTATGAATTCTCGCTTTTCTGCACTGATGAGCAGATTGCTGAGGTGGCTGATTCGGTTGTTCGTGACTGCCTTGTTTCTCGGGCCATTTATAGTGATGTACCAGAGCATCACCTTCTCAATGTGATGGCCTATTTTCAGGCCATCTCCGGCTTTGATTTCGCCCCCGTTTATGCCACTTATCATGAGCGTTACGGCGATGAGGGATTGCTTAAGCGTCTGACTGATTTGGCTTTTGTCACCCGTTTCCTGCGGGTTATCCGTGACCAGCGGGTTAATGAGGTCTGTCGCATGCTCGGCATACTGAACCGCAACGCGCCTTATATTTCTGACTGGCATCGTGACCTGTTTGCTGTCCGCAGTAAACGCGTGAAAAAGTATCTCCGGTCCTCCGGTGTCTTTGATGCGTTTAATGAGCTGGTCTGTACGCTGGAAGATGCGCATAACGCCTCTGTTTCGAATCCGAAAAACCGGATTGCTGAACTCTGCGTTCGTGGAAAGGCCGTCTGTGAACTGTCCGAAGATATGGGGCTGTCCGGCTACTTCATCGTGCTCACCACGCCGTCACGTTTTCACCCGACGACCAGTTTTAAGGTTGCCGGAAAATGGCATTCTCGTCCGAATAAAAAATGGTGGGAAGCAGGTTGCCCGACCGTTAAGGATTCGCACGCCTGGCTGAATACCGTCTGGCGTCGGGTCTGCCGCAGACTGGATAAAGCCGGTATTCAGATACCCGGCCTGCGCACGGTCGAGCCTCATGCTGACGGTACAACGCACTGGAATTTCCTGATTTACTGCAATCCCCATGAGAGCGCAACGGTGCTGGCCATTTTCCGTGAAGAGGCCATGCGCGATGAGCCGGATGAAAAGGGGGCGAAAGAGCACCGTATTCGTATTGAGGCTATTGACCCTGAAAAGGGTGATGGTTTCCGTTACATCGTGAAGTACATCACCAAAATGGCGGGTGATGTCAGTGCGGATGGTATTACCGCCCTGAATGACCGTTATTCTGCCCGTTCATTCTGTGATGCCGTCAGCCGTGCCGCCTGCTGGCAGAAAGCAACGCGCCTTCGCCTGTTCCAGTTCTTTGGCGTTCCCTCCGTTACGGCTTACCGCCAGATGCGCAGCTTCCGCGCACCGCTTGAGGCGCATCATATCAATATGCAGCAGTTCACGCCGCAGCAGGTCGCCGAACTGGAAGCCATCCGCATGGCCTGTGATGCAGGCGATTTCCGGACCTATATCCTGCTGAACGGCGGTTTCTTCTGTTCTGAACGTCTGCTTCGTCCGTTTTACGTTCAGCCGCAGGAAGGTGGTAAACCCCGTTTTAACCGTTACGGTGAACCCTGCGCACCAGTGATTTCCGGTTTCATGTTTGGCCCCGTTCCGGTCATAACCCGTTTTATGGGCTGTGTTGTCCGCCGTATGACCCCCGCAGAAAAAATCCGCGCAGAGGAAGTCAGAAGCGGCAGCAGCTATGAATCTGTGTTTATTTCGTCGGCTTCACGACACCGCACGACGCGCTCCCGCGCGGCGGGGGGGGGCGGCGAAGCCGACCCTTGGACTTGTGACAATAACTGTCCCTGACTGAATTTTTAACATTGAGGATGTCTGATTTATGAATCAAATTTACGACAGTTTTCCGTTTCCTTCCCCTGAGGGTTTTACCGCAGGTATGACAATGGCGGGATATTTTATTCACGCCACTGTCATAAATGATGAGGAGTTAAAACCCACGGGCTCTCATTATAACCCTGAGGCTAAACCCAAATATGCCATTGTTATTGCCTATCCGTATGAGGACCGAAAATTAAAAGTCCGCCGTGAGGAGCATGAGCGCTTTTCCTGTACTGAGGAGGATTTTAAATTTTTTAATTCATGTCCTGATTTGCAGGGCAAACCTGTTTATCTCACGGTGGATGTTAACTCATGGTCGACAGGCTCTGAACGTCATGGTGTCTGGTATCGTTTTATTTCCGGCTCCATGAAACGTTTTGACGGTCAGCCGCTGGGTGCACTGCCCGCAGGTAAAGAAAAAGGCTGATGATATGTCTGACGCTGATTTTCTGAACTTTGTTTTATTTGCTGCGCCTGCAATGATTTTATTTTCTTCAGGTTTTGGCATCGGAATAAAACTGATTCGCGCCTGTGACTCACAAAGCATTACTGTTCAGCGTTATTATGACTGAATTTGATTTCAGCGGTGTTTTATCCGCACTGAATTCTGGCGTACAGGACGGAGAACTTTACTGGGCCGTTCTGTATGTCTGGATTGTCTGCTGGCTTCTTGGCTTTGGTCTTGGTGTTATTTTCACTCTGGTCTGCCGGATGTTCAGCGATGCTGTTAATTAATTTTAATTGTCAAAGAGGAATTTTATGAAAGTGAAAACTCTTGTTTTATCTGGTCTGGCCATGGCAGGTTCTGTATTTGCGCTTCCGGCTTCTGCTGCGGTTGATGTTCCTTCTTTTATTACTTCTGCTTCTGTTGGTGAGATTGGCACTGCCATTACCAGCGTGATTGGCATTGCAGGTACTGCGGCATTTGCCGTGCTCGGTGTTTCACTGGCCGCCCGTCTGGGTATCGGTATCATCAAAGGCTTCCTTTCCCGCGCGACCTGATAGTTATTTAACGACAGCGCCCTTCGGGGCGCTTTTTTAATCATGCCAGGAGTGTTTTGCTTGATTCGTTTTATTATTCCGCTTCTGTTTTTGTTCTTTTCTTCGCTTTCTTTTGCTGAGGAGAAAGAAGATCCGGATAAGCTTGTTCAGTGTTTTGGCCGTTTAGACTGCAGAACAGCTTATTCAGATGCGGGAGCATCGATTAAATTAGCCAGGGGAGCTGGTCATATTTATTGTGGTTCCGGTGGTTACGACGCGTGCTCCGGAATAATTCATTATTGCGGTAGTAAGCTATCAGACCCGTCTAGCGCGCCTTCCACCGTTGGGGTTTTTGTCCATGCCCGGTGGTCCGCATATAAAGTCTGGGATTTAGAGAAGCGAGAGTGGGAAACCTGCACTCTTGATTTTCAGGGTGGTGAGGGGGATTTGACACCTGAATATAATAAGCCGCCAACTGACGAGATTTGTCTTTCTCGTCCGGTTCTTGATGGTATGACTTTTCCTGGTGTTTATAAAGGTGATGACGGGACCCGTTATGTTAATGTGCAGGGGTGTATTTATGAGGCAACCGGCAATCCTTTTATTTGTAATCCCGATGATGATACGGTTTGTACTGCCAACTGGAAACCAGTTGCTGTAGATCCTGCATTCTCCGATGATAAGGAGGATGACGGTAGCTCAGGTGGTGGCAGTTCCGGTGGTGGTAACTCAGGCGGCGGCAGCTCAGGTGGTGGCAGTTCTGGCGGTGGTAGCTCAGGTGGCGGCAGTTCCGGTGGTGGTAACTCAGGCGGCGGCAGCTCAGGTGGTGGCAGTTCTGGCGGTGGTAGCATAGGTGGTGGCAGTTCCGGTGGTGGTAACTCAGGCGGCGGCAGCTCAGGTGGTGGTAGTTCCGGTGGCGGTAACTCAGGCGGTGGCAGTTCCTCCGGCGATGGCTGGCTTGATGGTGTTTTGGGCTGGTTACAGCGTATTTGGGTTTCAGTGAATGATTTGAATAGTTTCTTTTCTTTTTCTCAGGCTGATGTAAATAACTCACTGAATACTTTTGATGGCCAGCTGTCTGATATTGTTAAAAATGAATCGGGGGATTCATCAAATGATTATGATTCTTTAATCTCTGAGTTTATTGATAAGCTACCTAAGGAGTGGTTATTTATTGATTTTGACAAGTTATTTTTTCCTGGTAATCAGCGTTTCGATAAGGCTCAGCCACTTGAGGTTGATTTTTCATTTTCTCTTCCGGTGATTGGGACTGTACATTTTACAGTTGATACAACCGATTTTTCATCAGCGTATGATTTGTTGTTAAGGCCTGTTCTGGAATATTTTATTTATGCACTTACTGTTCTTCGTCTTTATTTTGTTTATCGTCGCGCCCTGATGCGTCATGCTGAGGTTTAGTTATGGTTATTTTTATTAATTTCATTTATTCTTTTGTGCTCATTATTTTCAGGAGGCTGCTGCCTTTTCTCAGGAATAAGTTTCCTTCTGTTTTTTCTTACACGGGTACGTTAACGTATCTTTTTATGTCGATTTCTCTTGCTGTAAGTTTTATTATTGCAGCAAACTCTGTTATTGATACTGTTTCTTCTTCTGCTGTCATGAACAGGTATCTTATTATTGCGTTCAGCTATTTGCCCCATAACTTTACATTTTGCGCAAACCTCATTATCGCTGCTGATTTTCTTTCTTTTCTTTTTCACTCAAAGGATCGTATTTATCGATATATTCGCTTGTTTATCTCAGGAAAAATACCGGGAGGCTAAGTCATGCCAGTTATCACGGGGAATCTTGGTCAGGGTAAAGGCATTGCTGCAGCTTATTTTGCCTCACTTTATTATCGCCGTGGGTTACGGGTTGCGGCAAATTATCCGCTTAACACTGAATATATGTCCTCAGGGTCGGATAACCCCGTTACGGTTATTCCGGCCATGCCCCGCATTGAAGACTTTGAGCTTCTTGGTCGTGGATGTCCTGAAAATGAAAAAACACGCTTCGGGGCGTTATTTCTTGATGAGTGTGCGACATGGCTGAATACCCGTGGTTTTGCCCGTAAGGACAGATTACCGTTAATTGACTGGCTGATACATTCCCGTAAGCTGGGCTGGGATGTTTATCTGATTGCACAGCATGAAGATATGATTGATTCCCAGATAATTAAGGCGATGGGGGCTAAAATTATTCGCTGCCGCCGTCTTGATGAATTACGTGTTCCTGTGATTACGCCACTGATGGAATTATTCAGACCAGGAAAAACAGGGGTTGCATCAGGTAAAAGGGGGATTATTCCTCATTACGTGGCTGCCAGTACGTTTCTTTATGACGGCACGATTCATGCGGCACGTCGTCCCGTAGATAAAATCATTATCAGGGCTGCGGATTATTACAACGTTTACGACACTAATTTCATTTTCTCTGACGGAATGGAGCTGCTTAATGGCCGTTTTGTGGATATGCGTGCTGTTTATTCCGTTTTGCCCGGGCGCACACTTAAAACCATGAATCCGTTATCTCAACAACCCGAAAAAAAGGCCACCCCACAGAAAAAGCCGTGGGGCAAGCTGATTGCCTTTCTTTTCCTCGTCACCGCGATGATTGCCGTTGCCCGACATTATTTCTCCGGCGATCGGGAGGTTAGTGCCGCTGTCCCTCCTGTGCCTGAAAGCACCGTGACACCTGCACATCCTTTGCCTGCGTCAACGGTTGTATCAGAGCTGAGACAGAAAAAACCGGATGTGCTTCCGGTATCAAAGGAGTGGCGGCTTGCCGGATATGTCAGGGGGGCAAGTCCTTATTTTGTGCTGCTGGGTCCGTCGGGTCAGGTGCGACGTTATACCGCTTTTCAGCCATGGAACGGCAGCGCCACGGAACTGAATGTTGACGGTGAAAGGGTGACGTTCTGGTCAGGCCCGTCGGGGACGGCATCAAAGGGGGATACTCTGACTGACAAAATGCTTTCGTTTGATGTGAAGGGTAAATAA